GGGCCAAACACCTTGAACTGATCTGTGCTAAGTTGGAAGAGATTGAGGCCGCTACCAGAGGCGAGGGAGGATGTGACAGAGCAATATTCTGCCTGCCACCCAGGGGTGGGAAGTCTGAGGTCTCATCTAAGAAATTCCCTGCCTGGTACTTGGGCCGCAACCCAGATTCAGAGGTTATACTCAGTACCTACGCAGCGGACCTATCATACGATTTCAGCCGGATAGCCAGGGAGACGCTGAGAGAATGGGGTCCAACTCTCTGGGGTACATCAGTCTCCACCGACAGCTCTTCAGTCTCCAAATGGGGAATCAAAGGCCACCGTGGAGGCTTGACGGCAGCAGGCGTCGGCGGCCCGATCACTGGGCGCGGTGCCTCGGTAGCGATCATAGACGACCCAGTCAAGAACGCCGAAGAAGCCTCTTCTAAGGTGGTCCAGGACAAGATCTGGGATTGGTATAGGTCGACGCTGTACACCCGTCTTGCTCCGAACAGCGCTGTAGTAGTCATTATGACTCGCTGGGCAGAGGACGACTTGGTGGGCCGTCTGGTGGCTGAGATGGAGTCAGAAGACGGCGAAGACTGGGAAGTCCTGAGCGTTCCTGCTATAGCAGAAGGCGGCCCGGATCCGTTAGGCCGGAAAGTGGGCGGCTCGTACTGGCCCGCACGATTTCCCGAAGAATGGCTTGATCGTCGGAGGATAGCAGTCGGTCCGTTCTACTGGGAAGCTTTATACCAGCAAAGGCCCTTAGACGCGGCGGGCAAGATCTTCAATCCTGACCTGATGCACAAGATCAACCCGAGTGAGGTCGACCCGAAGACCTGCAAGGCTTTTGGAGCCCTGGATCCATCAGAAGGGGGCGCAGACTACGCCGGCCTCATAACCGTCCTGGTCTTACCGGATGGCCGTTGGCTGGTCTGGGATTGCGACCTGTCAGTAGATAATCAGGACAAGTCCATCTCCAAAATCATTGAGAAGCAAGTCCAATATCGTTATCAGTTATTCCGCATAGAATCCAACTCACTGGGGCACGCCAAGAGCGCGCCGGGAGATTCCCTTTTCGTTCTGGACCTGAAGAGGCGGCAGAAGGAGGAGGGCGTGATAGTTCCCTTCGAGACGGTCTGGAACACAGCGCCGAAGGTAGACAGAATACGATCTCTGCAACCTCACTATGCCAACGGCCAGCTTTGCTTTAGGAGCGATTGGCCATCTGCCTATCCCGAGCTGATTGCCCAACTCAAGGCCGCACCCAATCCAAAGGCTCACGATGACGGCCCGGACAGCCTGGAGATCTGTGTAGCTGGCATACTGAACTACAGAGAGCCGGTCACAAAGCTCACATTCGTCGGAGCTAAACGAACCCCACCCTGGAAGTGATGCACTCTTGATCATGCGCATACCGATCCTGAAAGCTGTCCTGGAGAAAGAGAAGGCCCGGGATTACAAGGAAGAATATCGCAGCTACCACGGGAAGCCCGAGCAGATCAAGCGACGGGCACAGCGCAATGCGGCCCGCAGGAAACTAGGGCTCAAGCGCGGAGATGGCAAAGAAGCCGACCACAAAGTACCACTGTCGCACGGCGGCTCCAACAGCAAGAGGAACCTCCGGGCGGTAAGCCGGAGCACGAACCGGCACAAGGCCGATAAGAAAGAATAGAGCAGCCAAATCTCCATCACAGTCTCACGTTATCGATTTTGTAGAACCGCATCAAGTACCCATCAAGTAGGAAGTCTCTCATGCCACAATCCCTCCAGCCCCCAGCAGCCCCCAATGGTGGTATCTATCCCAAATTCATCCAGAGCCCAAGGGCGCTCGCTGGCCAGCAGTACGGGCGCTCAGGATTGCAGTACTTCATGCCGGGGTGGATCAAACGCGACTTCCTCCCGCAGTTGCAGGGTCAAGCCCTGTTCAAGACCTACACCGAGATGGGCGATAATGACGCCTACGTAGGAGCAGCCCTCAGCGCCTTCGCAGTCTTCATCCGCCGCGCCCACTGGAAGGTGGATGTGGTAGACGACGCCAACAAAGATAATGGCTCTGCGGAGTTCCTGCAGGAATGCATGGCTGACATGACCCACAGCTGGCAGACTATCATCGCCACCGCAGCCCGTGCGGTGCCACAGTACGGATTCCTCCCCCTGGAGATCGTCTACAAGGAACGAGCCGGAGATCACGAAGATGAACGGATGTCCTCGCAGTACGATGACGGCCTCATAGGATGGTCCAACCTTGCGTACCGGGCTCCGGACAGCGTTTTTCATTGGGACTACGACCCCCAGGACGTAACCCGTCTATTGGGATTTACCCAGCTGGCAGCACCAGACTACAAAACCACATTTATCCCTATCCAGAAGATCCTCCTCCTCAGATCAGACCCCGGCAAGGACTCGCCTGAAGGCCGGTCAGTCCTGCGATCTGCCTGGCGATCTTGGAGGACTAAGAAGTATCTTGAAGATTATAGAAATATAATTATAGAAAGAGGAGGTGCGGGAATACCGTGGGCTGAGGTTCCGGCCAACATAGCCAGTGCTCCGGCGTTGCTTGCGGCCAATCCTGACGATCCAGTAGCACAAGAAGCATACGGATCTTACATCAGCATCACGGAAAGCCTTGAGAGCATATCCATGCAGGAGCAGCACTGGCTGATCACCCCCCAAGTCTGGGACCAGAATGGCCCCACCATTAAGATAGGGTTCCTGCAGCCGTCCACAAACGGCGATATAGTCAACCACATAACCAGCTCGATCGAGGCTGAGGCAAAAGCGGTGCTCATGAGCACGTTCACAGAGTTCCTGGCGCTCGGGATGGGAGGAACTGGCAGTCTTGCTCTCAGCAGGGATAAGACGGACAACTTCACGCTAGCAGTCGAAGCCAACTTGCAGAGCTTCCAGGAGTCGATCAACAACCAAGCAGTCAGACGGCTATTCGCCCTCAACCCACATTTCGAGTTCGAGAAGGGTACACCCATGCCCAGGATCGTCTATGATCCTATTGTCCCCATAGCCACCCAGGATGTAGTGGCTATCCTGAGTCTCTTCGAGAAAGCTGGTTGGGATCTATCACAGCAGAAGGGAATACGGGACACCATCATCGACAACCTGGGCTTGCCAAACTATGTGGAGCAGGAGACGAACGACGCTCTGCAAGAGCATGGCGATAGCCCCATAGCGAGCCTGCTGGATGGCCAGAGCGCGATAGACGCGATCCTGGGGCATAACGTGCATAAATCGGCGCACAACACGCGCCGGGGCAGGACTCAGGAAGTTAGCCCATATCTAGAAAAGAACGTCATAGATGCGTCTGGCCATGAGCACGATGACCTGGGGAGGTTCACGGGTCCTGGCAGAAGCGGATCTGCCAACGGCAAAGGAAATAAGACAAGCCGTAGCAAAAAACCTCCCATGTCTAAACCAGCCGAAAACACAGGAATCAAGGCAGAACACACGGGCAGTAAATCATCCTACGTCTCCTCAGACGGTAAGACGGAGTTTCATGTTGAACAAAAGGACGGCAAAAGAATACTCACAAGCGCAAAGCTGGGCAGACCGGATGATGTCGAAAACATCATAACACAGTTGGCCGAGAAAGGACCCGTATCAATATCATTGGAGATGAAACGACGATATGACAATCTATCATCTGCCCTGGTCAATGCCAAATTCAGAACAAAGAAAATCGAGTTAGACCATTCCACGGATGGGACAACCACAATTTCTATGAAGGCTGCAAAGAAGCCCCACCAGCAGCGTAAGGAAAGACATACAGCCGTGGACCTGGGCGACCTGCCTAAGGAGTTCTTAGGCCGAAAATTAAGCGATGATGAGGTTGTTGCCCTCAGATATAGTAGTAACATCGAACGCGATATAGACAGGGGATACTCATTCGGTGAGATTGGGGCGAGTCCGTGTGAAACAGAGGAAGAAGCATGGGAAGAATGGCCGGGTGCGCATGATATAGTATATTCTGAAGAACTCGGTGGTTATATGCTGACTGAGCCAGGGCTAAGTTCGCTCTCAGCTGAATGGGGTGAAACGGTAGAACAAGCAATTCCAGCAGCAGTCGAAAACGCAGCGACCTACGTCGCTGGCGGAACCTACGGCGCGGCAGAAGTCCCATTATACATACTGATCGGAAAACCAGGAGAGTTTGACTCCAACGGCTATCCGACGATGAAGCGCGTGACTGACTATCACCGCATCAAACCGCCGTGGAAGAAAAAATAACAATACACTGGATGCGATCCTAGGGGGCCTCTGATGATCGAAGCCATCATGTTGCCCCGCAGGCAAACATGAACCACGAACTCCTTTCTCTGGTCAGGGAAACAGGATATCTGTCAGATGCTGACCTATCCCCTCAGGCCCGGTATGACTTACTCACTCCCCGATTCTGGAAGGCTGCATCCGCCCTGGGCTACAACGTCTCGACGCTCCGAAGGAAGCTCTGGGTAGCATCCGGCCTACTGGATGGCCAGAGCGCGATAGACGCGATATTGGGTGGTGCGGATCTTGCCCCATCCAGTCTATAGTCTTTACCCCTGGCTGATCGTCTTCCTCTCTCTCTTGGGTGCCCGGCTGGTATCCAGCGCAACCAGACGCACCCGGAAGATCGGGTTCTCTGTATGGATGATCAGCAACGGAATGATCGGTTTCGGTTTTTACCAGACCGGCGATATCCCCCAAGCCTTACTGTTCTTGGTAGGATACGAATACTACAATTTGCGTGGCTATATCAATAATCGCCATCAGGAGGTTTTATGATTTACGTTCATACTTATCCCGAGACGATCTGGGAGCGCATCAAGTTCCATATCAGAGGCACCGTCCCAACCGTACTCTGTGGCGAGATCCGCCAGGGGCCTGGCGTCGTAGAATGCGTCACAGGCGAGGATTCCTGCATCACCATTCCCATGAACCGAGTTATGCAAATTACCTGGGCGTCGGGCTACAAGAACGCCTTCG